GTACTGCCGACTGGTCCATATCGTGGCCAGCGATTTCGGAGCCGAAGGATGCCAGTCTCGGGACTATGGTTTGACTTGGTCGATTCGAAGCGGTGGCAGATCCACGTGGCAACCGGGCCGAGCCAGTCTGGAAAAACGCTGTCGTGTTTTGTGATCCCGACTCTGTACTGCCTATTTGAGAAACGAGAGGACGTGATCGTTGGATTACCAGACCTCGACATGGCCGCCAGCAAGTGGAACAAGGACCTGCTGCCGGTCATCTACCAAACGCAGTACGCAGACATGCTTCCAACCGCGGGAGCTGGAAGCAAGGGCGCCACCAAAATTCGTCAGATTGAGTTCAAGAACGGAACCCATTTGACGTTCATGAGTTTTGGTGGAGGCGACAAGTCGCGAGCTGGTGAAACCGCGCCAAACCTCATCATCACTGAAACGGATGGTGGTGGTGAGATGACGGAGGCCTCGGACGAGGCTTCACCCATTGCGCAGCTGATTGCCCGCACAATGGCGTATGACCTGGCCGCATTCATCGTGATGGAGTGCACGGTATCCACGACCCTCGGTCAGACTTGGGTTCGCTACCAGGCGGGCACCGCATCGCAGATCGTGCGGCCGTGTCCACACTGCAGCAGCTGGGTGACGCCAGAGCGCAAACACTTCCGCGGCTGGCAGGCAGCAGACAACGAGATTGATGCCGGAGAAGCGGCTGGCTTTCATTGTCCAGATTGCGGCCAGCGGTGGACAGACGAGGAGCGATTCACGGCGAACCAGCGCAGCCAGGTGGTCCACCGCGGCCAGGTCGTCAACCAGGCTGGTGAGGTTTCGGGCCCGCTTCCGAAGACTCGTACGCTTGGGTTCCGTTGGTCGGCGATCGACAACGCTTTTCGCAGTTCGAAATACCTTGGCTCCCTGGAATGGCAGAAGTCGCGTGAGGCCGACCAGGAAGCGGCAACTCGCGAGATGAACCAGTTCCAGTACGCGATTCCAATCAAGCCAGATGATGCCGACGATGAGTACCTCGACCCGTACGAGGTGATGAGGAGAATCGGCACGACGACCCGCAACATCATTCCGATCGAAATGGACGTGGTTACGGTTGGAACGGACATACGCGACCGACAGATCCACTGGACGGCAATCGCTTGGGATTCCAGCGACTGCAGATCGCAGGTGATCAATTACGGGATCGTCAAGGTCTTCTCGCGAACACTCGGTCCTGACAAGGCGATACTGGCGGCGCTCCGGTACTTGCGAGACAACATCCTGGCGGCCGGATTCCAGGTCGAGCAGACTGGAGAAATCATACCGCCACTGCAGTGGTGGATCGACTCTGGGTGGCGGAACAAGATCGTTTACAAGTTCGCCAAGGAGTGTGACATACTGGATGCCTGGAAGGATCGAGTGCGGCCAGCTGTCGGCAGAGGAGCCGGCAAGCAGTACAAGTACAAGTGGCAGGAGAAGCACAAGACTGATCGAATGGGAAATGTTTCGTTCGTGGGCAGCGACTTCTATTTTGCACGGCAAAGGAAGTTCGGCGTGCAGCTGGTGATTGTAAACGCCGACGCTTGGAAATCATTCGTGCATGCCAGAATGATGCAGACAGTGGTCGACGAGCAAGGCGAGATGATGCCTGGTGCGATGACCCTGTTCATTCCAGACGGGGACCACTCGCAGTTCTGTCGGCACCTGGCGGCCGAAAGGGAGACGACCGTGTTTGTCCCCGACCAAGGTACTGTTGTCGTTTGGAAGACGGTGTCTCGTGCGAACCACTTCTTTGACGCGACTTACCTGGCTTCAGCGGCCGCTTCGTTCTGCGGCGTGGAGCTGATTGCAGAGCCATACGCCGGCGCGTGTCCGGCGACCGAGGAGCCCGGGCCGGAGTCAGACGACACAACAACGCCTGATGGACGGCCGTTCTATTACTGAGGAGCATGATTCCATGGACGAAAAGAGACCGTTTCAGATTACGCCGCAGGAACTCGAGAGGCGCAAGCGTGGACGGCCGGCCAAGCAGCGAATTGAGCCACCAAAAGTCACGGATGCAGAACAAGGACAAGGGGACAGTGCAGAAGTGGACAACCGACAGGCAGTCAGTGTCACATATCGAACCATCACACTGAGTATTCCGGTCGTGGAGTTGTCGAGTGGTAACGAGTACCAGACCAGCAAGAGTAATCCGCCGAAGCAGATTCGCGCCCGGCCACTGACACGTGAACAAGGCATCGCACTGGGTTCTCTGCGATTGGGAATGATTGCTGCTGGCCTGGAACTACAGAGCGGTCGCCACGATTTCTATTCCGGAGGTCGTCGCGTAGTGGCAGTGGAGACGAAAGAACAAGCACTGGCGAAGCTGTTGGACATGATCAGCGAAGAGATTGAAAAAAAATAATTCTCATTTCATGTAGAACAAAAAAATAAATTCAAAGGCACCGGGGGGTTCGGTGCCTTTTGTGATTTCTTGGATTTTGTTCGACTTGCGGTTGACACAAAGGACTAGTTCACGCAATAGGGGTAAGAGGACGCTGGATAGGGTGCTGGTGTCAGGCGAGGCCTGCGGTCACTTACTCCACGCAGGCCTCGCCATCTTCACTTGGATGACAGGATGCCGGTTGCTTACCTGATCGCTGGACCTCCGTCAGCCGGAAACCGCCTGGTCGCTTCGGCGCTGGTGCGATCCGGATGCTTGGGTGTAGGTGCCGGCGACGTGCAGCCGAAGTCGTTTGGCGATATCCCAATCGCCGGTGATCAGCCACTGGTGATCATCAAGCACCGCAAGATTTTCAAGTGGACCCGGGCGTTGTACGGGGCCGGCTACTCGCGAGTGGTGGTGATCGTGATAGTGCGAGAGCCGATCGCAAACGCACTTTCCCTGGTGGAGCGTGGCCACGTCGTGGGCTTGGAGGACGCGCAGTCATACAGGACGACTGTGATTGCACAAAACATCGCTTCTGGTCTGTTTGCCGACCGATTGGAGATCATCACCTATGAAGGGCTGAGTGAATTATTCCTGTCGCATTGGCTTCCTGAAATCGGCTTGCCATACATACCGGGACCGTTGGATCTACCGGACCAAGATACGCCGTCGGCGATCCAGAACCAGAACGGGAAACATTACGCAGCATGTCAAGCCTGACATCCAACAGCACGATCGCCGAGGTCAAGGCAGCCTACGTTGACAACGCGTCCTACGACGAGGACGGATCGGTCACGAAGGCAAGGGCGTTTATTACTGCCGTGCGAATCATGCTTTCCTGGCCAAAGCGTGAGCGCCTGGGCGGCGGCGGGAGCGCTTCGGAATTCGAGGTCGATACGATCGAGCTTCGCCGGCAGCTGGACGAGGCCAAGGACTACGTTGCGGCGAACCGCACGGACGACCCGTCTCCGGCGGTTTTGGATGTGGATTTTTCGGAATTTGATGCGCGAACATGACAAGGAGTGAACTATGCAGCCGAGGATTTTGACGGGAACGACCGATCCTACTTCCGCAGTGAAATCGCCTGCCTACAACGTCTCCAATGGCGATATCTGGTACAACTCGACAAACAGCCGGGTTTGGATTTGCGTGGACGCCGGAAGCGGCACATGGTTCCGCAATGATTCGGTGAAAACAATCCGCAAGACGGTGGACGCGTCAGCTGGCGGGACCGCGCAGACGACCGCCATCGCGACGATTCCGGCCGGGGCGATCATCCACGAGGTCGTTGCGCATGCGGAGGTGGCGTTCAACGGTGACACCACGAAGACTCTCGAGGTCGGCGTTGCAGGCAACGCGGACAAATACATCGATGCGACGAACTTCGACGCGGGCACCCTGAACGACTGGCAGGCGATGACCGGCGGCGGCGCCAACGATCAGGGCACGGCCGAATACTGCACCGCTGCGGTTCCCATCATCGCCACTTGGACCAACACAGCCAACGCCACGGCTGGCACCGTCGAGGTCCTGGTGACCTACTCCGACGTCATGACCTAAATCGAATCAAAAATAGCAGCAAATAGCAGCAGCATGATGAACGGCAATGGACACGCACGACTCAAGACGGACCGCCAGGCCTCCGCGGAACTGGCGGGACTGTATGCGTTCGTCAATGCCGCCAACTGCGCCAGCGATGCTATGGAGAAATCTTTTGCACGCCAGATGTCCGAGGTCCACGCTGGCTACTTTGCTGGTGGAACAAGCAGATTCCTGCCGGTTCCGTCGGGCATTCGGACGACCGGGTCCGGAGCTGATTACCACTATCTGAACGAAACAGCATACCTCCTGATGGTTGAACGCGCACGGTTCGACGATCGGGAAAACATGATGTTGGGCCAGGGAGTCAATCGGTTCGTCGCGAATGTGATGCAGCAGGGATTCGCACTACAAGTCGAAACAGGCGATGAGGAGGTCTCTGCCGACCTGGCCGCAGCATGGCAGGAGTGGGCAGACTCGCGCGATGCGTGTGATTACGACGGCGAAAGAAATTTCGATCAAATCGCACGCGGACTGCTGCGAACAGCCACGGTGGACGGTGATGTATTCGCGTTCCCAACCACTGAAGGCTCGCTGCAGATCGTAGAAAATCACCACTGCCGCAACCCGTTTGGCGTGCGATCAAACTTGTCAAGCGGCTCTGGGATAGTGCACGGCGTGGAACTCAGCGGCAATAAGCGTGTTGCGTTTCACTTCACTGCCGAGGAAATCGGCGCGGCAGGGCAGGTCACCCGCCGAACTCGGATGCGGCGGATCCCGGCGAGGGATCGCGAGGGATTCCGCCAGGTTTTTCAGATCTATAATCCGAAGCGGTTTTCCCAGCGGCGAGGCGTGACCGCATTCGCGCCGATCGTTTTCCCATCGCGATACCACGACGACCTGCAATTTGCGGCACTGGTCAACGCGAAGCGGTCTTCCTTCATCGCTATTGTGCGAGAGATCCTGGACACAGCTCCAGCACTGCCTGGCCGCGATCGGCAGGCTGGCACGAGAACCGAGGTCACACGCGACGACGGAACGACCCGCATTGAGGAAGGCGGCATGCCCGGTCAGACGATTCGCGGCAACCCTGGGGAGAAGATTACGCCGTGGTCGGCAAATATTCCGGCCCCGGCCCACTTCCAGCACTCTGACATGCTGCTGGCAATCATGGCCTGCAACCTCGATCTGCCAATCATGGTCTTCAAACTGGACGCCTCGCAAACCAATTTCAATGGCTACCGCGGCGTCATCGATCAGGCGAGGCTGCGGTTCTCTGAGATCCAGACAGACCTGGTGGCGCAATTCCACTGTGACGTCTACCGCTGGAAAGTGCGACAGTTCCTGGCCGCCGACGCCGCGCTTCGCAGCGCAGCCAATCGGTCGGGCATTGACATCTTCGGCCATCGCTGGACACCTCGAGGCTGGCCGTACATCCAACCCGTGCAGGATGCAGCAGCTGATGACCTGCGGCTGTCTCGCAACCTCACGAGCGGGCGACGGCGAGCGCAAGAACGCGGCATCGATTACGATGACCTGACGACCGAGATCGTGCAGGATCGCGCCTCGCTGGTGCTGAAGGCGATCGAGGCCGCCGAAGGGATCAACAAGCAATATCCGGACGCCGGCCTGAGCTGGCGAGAGCTGGCGTACGGTGGAGAGTCTTCAGTCAAGGTTTCGTTGTCCGGCAAGCTTGACGGGGATGGCGAACCAGTCGAAGCACCGGAAAAGGAAGCGGGGAGCAATGAAGACAAAACCAAATAGAATCGCGATTCCGAATTCAATTATCGCCCGTGACCTACAAGGCGTTCCGACTCAGGTTCTCGATGACTTTTTTGGCATCTGGGCGATTGAAGAAACACGCTTTCGACAAGCAGTCGAAAAGTATCAGGGCATCAATCTGGTTGCGCACATCGAGGCGAATCGCGGCCAGGTCAACCATTTGACTGGAGATGTCGCAGCTGAAGGTGAAGTTGTCCAGGCGGCGAGCAATGACAAGAGGTTATTCAGCCTGGCAGGCGACGGCGTAGCGGTCGTCAATCTCCGTGGCCCGATGATGAAATACTATTCGTCGATGTCGGATAACGCGTCAACTGTTTTTGCACGGCGTCAGATTCGCCAGGCGGTTGAGGACGACGCGGTGTCATCGATCGTACTCGTTATCGATTCGCCGGGCGGAACGGTTGCTGGGACGATGGACCTGGCCGCCGAGGTTGCGAAGGCGAACGAAAAGAAACCGGTCGTTGCATTCATCGAGGACCTGACCGCCTCGGCCGCCTACTGGGTTGCCAGCCAGGCGTCGAAGGTTTATGCGAACAATGCTACTGCCCTGGTCGGATCGATCGGAACCTATGCCGTTCTGTACGACTACTCAAAGGCAGCCGAGAAGCTGGGTGTTGCGGTCCACGTTGTGAAGGCCGGTGAGTTCAAGGGCGCCGGTGTTCAGGGGACTGAGGTCACGGAATCTCAAGTAGCGGAAGTGCAGCGAATTGTTGATTCACTCAACTCGGAGTTTTTAGGTGGAGTCGCGAAAGGTCGCGGCATGGAATTGTCAGATGTCCAAGGGATCGCGGACGGTCGGGTTCATCCCGCCGCGGAAGCGGTCGGTCTTAACCTGGTCGATGCGATCCAGTCATACGAAAAGACGATCGCCGACCTTTCACAATCGAAACGAAGGAGGTCCTACGCAATGACGCAGGAACAAAACGGCGCGACACTTCAGGAACTCAAGGCGGCAATTCCGGATGCTGACCCCTCATTCCTGGTTGCACAGCTCGAATCAAACGCCACGGTCGACCAGGCATTGCGTTCATTCGCTTCGCGCATCCGGATTGAGAATGAGCGGCTGCAGAAGGAGCTTGCTGAGCGAGATGCGAAGCACAAGACCGAGCTCGAGCAGGCGACAGCGAAAAGCAAGAGTGAGATCGGAATCGAGCCGCTTGGTGTCGAGAAGCACCAAGCTGCTGGAGATGACCAATACATTGGCGCCACTGGCGATCCGATTGCTGATTTCGATGGCGAGGTCCGTCGACGCATGAGTGCCAATCCGCAACTGGGTCGCCAACGATGCGTGATGGCAGTGGCCCGGGCGAATCCAGCACTGCACCGGGCATTTCTGGCCGCGACCAATCCGAGCCGAAAGGCAGAGCGACTGCTCAACGAGAAGTACGAAGACGCTGTTAATTAACTGCGCAAGTCAGAGTCACCTGCACCCGAACAAAGTCATTCAAGCCAAGCAAACTGAGGAA